CGTTAGTCGGTAGCGTGGTTATATCGGCTGGCATCAACACGAAAGATGACTGATCAAATCATTGGTGCTGGTGGTGGTGGCAGTCAGCGTAGTGCTGGCGGCAGTCAGAAAGTAGAAAAGGACAATCTTGATTCACGCCAGGTTGCCCGGATTGTTGACCTTGTAAGCGAAGGTGAGATTGAAGGCCCTGCAACGCCTGCTCGTCTGGGTTTAACGAGAGGAACTGTGCGTTATGCCGACGAGATGTTGAAGGATGTTTATTTTAACAATACGCCGATTGTTCGAGCGGGTGCTGATGTTTCCTCAGGAGTGTCATCGACCGATCGTAACTTTCAGACAGACACAGTAACAGTAAGGTTTGGTGCTGAGCATGGGGTACAAGGCCCTCTTAGCGAAGTAAGCGATACGGTCCAAGAGGAGTTCGCTGTTGGCACCGTTGTTGCAGAGGGAACGCCAGTCACAAGAACGATTACAGACCAGAACGTTACAGCAGTGCGCGTAACTTTAAACGTGCCCCAGCTGCAGCAGTTCAGAGACAACGGCGATGTCACTGGAACGTTTGTTGATTACAGGATTCAGGTTTCATATAACGGCGGCGCGTTTACCAACATTGTTGTTGACACAATCAAAGGACGCACGGTTGATCTATATCAGCGGATGAAATACTTTGAGCTGGACATGAGCCAGTCAAAGCCTGTTCAAATTCGTGTTATTCGAGACACTGTTAATGATGCTGACCGTACAGGCGACGATACTTTTAATTCAGAGATAATTTGGTCAAGCTACACAGAACATGTTTACGGGAAGTTTACTTACCCGCACAGTGCTTTTTTCGGCCACAAAATTGACGCAAAGCAATTTAGCCGTGTACCAGACCGCAAGTATCGGATTCGTGGCATCAAGGTCAAAATACCAAACAACGCAACTGTTGATGCAGACAACGGAAGACTGATTTACGACGGTTTATGGACTGGTACGTTTGGCGCAGCAGCTTGGACAACAGACCCGGCTTGGATTCTTTATGACTTGTTAATTAACAAGCGTTATGGTTTTGGTCAAAACATCAAAGAAGAGCAGCTAAATAAGTTCAATTTTTACGACTGTTCGCAGTATTGCGCTGGATTAGTTCCTGATGGCTTTGGCGGGCAAGAACCACGATTTGCTTGCAACATCAATATCCAAACGCAGTCTGAAGCGTTTGATCTGATTAACCAGATGGCGTCCATCTTTAGGGCGCAACCATATTGGTCTGCGGGTGCGCTTGCGTTGACGATGGATCGTCCGCAAGACCCTGAGCTTATTTTTACGCAGTCAAACGTCACGGAAGAGGGTTTCAGTTATAGCGGCAGCAGCATCAAGACACGTCACACCTGCGTGAGCGTTTCTTACTTGGACCTGGACATTAGGGACACCGCTTATGAGCTAGTTGAAGACGAAGATGCAATCAAAAAATTTGGCGTAATCAAAAAGAGCATCAAGGCTGTTGGTTGCACTTCACGCGGTCAGGCGCGGCGCTTGGGTGAATGGTTGCTGTATTCAGAAAACCGAGAAACTGAAACTTGCAGCTTTACAACACGCATGGCAGAGGGCACAAAAGTGCGCCCTGGCATGATCATCAAAGTTGCAGACCCATTCCGCGCCAATCGTTTTCGTGGTGGTCGAGTTAAGCCAGGCTCTACAGGAAATGTGATTAAGCTGGATCGCACCGTGGACGACATGTTCCCAAATGGTTTGCCTGCCACATTCAGTCTGAACATCATGCTGCGCGTGCGTGAAGACAATCAAGATGTTGTGCGGCAGGTTTCCGTTGGAGATATTGATAAAGCTCAGTGGAGCGGCGACACAATTACGTTGCCATCAGGGTCAGAGCTTGAGTATGTACCAACTGCAAATTCAGTGTTTGCGATTGGGACAGATGGTCTCCGCCCTAGCCTTTGGCGCGTTATCGGTGTTGTTGAAAACGAAGAAGGAACTTACAGCGTCACTGCGTTGACGCATGAGACAGGGAAGTATGACTTTGTTGAGCGTGATGTGCCGTTGCAGCCGCGAGATGTAACGGCGCTCGACAACCCTGCTGGTCAGCCAACAAACTTAGTTGCCGAAGAGCGCCTTTATGAATCCAACGGTCAGGTTTACGTCAAAATCATCCTTAGTTGGCAGCCTGGTACGGATTCGGCTCGTAGCATTGTTCGCTGGCGATATGAAAACGGAAACTGGAATGAGTTTCCAACGTTTGCAAATGACTATGAAATTCTTAACGCAACAGATGGCGACTATGAGTTTGAAGTTATTGGCCAAAGTGCTGGCTTCCTAAACTCACCGCCAGCAAAGAGATCTTTTACAGCTGAAGGGAAGACAGCGCCGCCAGCAACTATTCCTGATTTGTTTATCGCGCCGATTGATCAACATCGGGCAGAGCTGCATTGGCCGCAATCGACTGATCTTGATGTGCGGATTGGTGGAACAATTCGAATCAGGCACACGCCTGTTATTGGCGCGTCTGCGACTTGGGCGCGAACAAATGACATCGTGGATGCGGCTACCGGCAACAGTACGCGGATGATTGTGCCTTTGGTCGAGGGCACTTACTTCATCAGAGCAGTTGACTCGACAGGGAACGAATCGCCAGGCACTGCCAGCGTTGTTGTTGATTTGCCTGAACCGCAGGATTTGTTTATCGCGCAAACGTATCGGGAAGATGACGACACCCCGGCGTTCCAAGGCACGAAGACAAACATGATCTATAGCTCTGCCGAGACTGCGCTGATTCTTGAGTCCTCAGGTTTGGTTGATGATATTACTGACTTCGATTCTTTGAGCGATTTAGACAATTTTGGCGATACTAAACCGAGCGGTTCTTATGAGTTCTTAAGCACGTTAGATCTTGGGGCAAAATACGATCTTGAACTGCTGCAAACGTTAAAAACGCGAGCTTACACAGCGTCGGATTTCTGGGACAGCAGGACAGGCTTGATCGACACTTGGGTTGATATTGATGGAACGGATACAAGCCGGATCAATGCTCAGACTTATGTACGTTCAACTAATGACGACCCAAGCGGCTCACCAACTTATGGTGGTTGGCAGCCATTCGTGAATGGCATCAAACGCGGTCGCGGATTCCAGTTCAAGGTTGAAGCTGCAACCACTGAACCAGCGCAAAACATTGCGATTGAAGAACTGGGTGTGACGACCAGGCTGCAACGCCGTACCGAGCAAGAGCGGAATATCACTAGCGGGTCATCAGCAAAAGCGGTGACGTTCCCTGCTGCGTTTTATGGAACGCCAAGCGTTGGCATCACAGCGCAGGATATGGATAGCGGGGATTACTTCCAGATTTCGAGCATCAGCAGGACTGGCTTCACCGTGACCTTCAAGAACAGCTCCGATACAATTATCAGCAAGACCTTTGATTATCAGGCCGTTGGTCACGGTCGGGAGATCACCTAATGGCCCAGTCAACGGATATTACGCTTGCCAACCAAAGCGGTCTGGCGTTTCGGACTGAGCTGAACTCAATCCTTGCTGCGCTGTCGAGCTTGCAAAGTGGCAGCTCTGCACCCAGCACGACCAATGCGTATCAGCTTTGGGTTGATACAAGCACAACACCGGGCAAGCTGAAAATCCGCAATGGCGCGAACAGCGCGTGGATTGTTGTTGCTGACGACATTACGGCTGTAAACCTTGGCCTGATTGCAGCATCTGGTGGAACGTTCACAGGCGATGTGACGATGAACGCGCAGTCAGATGTGCGTTTTGCGGATTCTGACAGCAGCAATTATGTGGCGCTACAGGGCGCTGCAACAATCAGCAGCAACCTGACTTTCACGCTGCCAACCAGTTACGGCTCGTCCGGCCAGTTCTTGGAAACTGCTGGCGATGGAACGGTTTCGTTTAGTTCCTTGCCTGTCGGCAGCACAAGCCAGCAAGGCATTTTGCAGCTGACGGATTCAACGTCAAGTACGAGCACGACAACGGCTGCAACGCCTGATTCTGTTCGCAGTGCTTATTCGCTGGCTAACAGTGCGCTGCCAAAGTCTGGCGGTCAGATGACCGGGAACATCACGTTTTCCGGTACGCAGACAGTTGATGGCCGTGATCTTTCCGCTGACGGTTCAAAGCTTGACGGGATTGAAGCGTCTGCAGACGTTACTGATGCAACGAATGTAGATGCTGCTGGCGCTGTGATGAACAGCGACACATCTACTGCGTCGATGAGTTTTGTCATTGATGAAGACAACATGTCTTCCAATTCAGCGACAAAGGTGCCGACGCAGCAGTCAGTAAAGGCTTATGTGGACGCTAGCGGCGGTGGTGGTGGTGCGTCTGAAATTGACGATTTGTCTGACGCTAAAACTACTGGGACTGCCAACCTCGGGCTAGGTTCGCAGGCTCTCAATAACATAAATACCGGCAGCAGCAATGTTGCTATCGGAAGTGCTTCTCAATTCACCAACACAAGCGATAATTACAACGTTTCTGTTGGCTCCAATTCACTTTATTACAACAACGGTGGCGACAGAAATGTCGCGCTTGGTTATTACGCACTACGAAGTAACACAACTGGAGACAGCAACATTGCGATTGGTAGTGACGCACTAAAAGAGAACACTACTGCTGATAAGAATATCGCGATTGGACAAGATGCGCTTAAAACGCAAACTACAGGCGGCAGTAATGTAGCTATTGGTTTTGAAAGTCAATTCAGAAACAATGGTGGCTACAGCAACACTTCTGTTGGTTATGAGGCGTTATATGAAAACTCAAACGGGAGCAATGATGGTTACTGCACAGCAATCGGCGCTTATTCCTTAAGGTACAACACTGAAGACAACATCACTGCAATCGGCTACAAGTCAGGCTACGCAAACACTACAGGTTTTAACAATACTTTTGTTGGCAATAGCGCAGGTGAAGACTGCACTACCGCATCTGCTCTGACCGCAGTTGGTAGGAACGCTGGGGCAAACGTTACTACAGGTAATGAAAATACTGCGATTGGTTCGTATGCGTTGCAAGCAAACGTAACCGGCGCACACAACACTGCTGTAGGTTCTGGCACTCTTTTTGACTGTACTGGAAACAACAACACAGCTTTAGGGCGAAGCGCTGGAGCTAACATTACAACCGGTAGCGCAAATATCGCGATTGGCAATGATTCGCTTTACACAAGTACAACGCAACAAAACAATATCGCTATTGGCTATCAGGCATTGTATAGCACAACTACAAGCAACAACCTAGCAATCGGCTATAACTCTGGCTACGCCGTGACTTCAGGTAACAAGAATATTTTTGTTGGCAACTATGCTGGAGAAGATATTACTACAGGCGCTAACAACATTGGTATTGGGTATCTAGCTCTAGAGGCTGCTACAACTGGCTCTGATAATCTTTGTGTTGGCAAAAATGCTGGCAATAATTTAACAACAGGTAGTTTTAATATTGTTGTTGGTTCTGGCGCAACAGCATCTTCAGCCACTGTTTCAAATGAGATTACTTTAGGGAACAGTTCTGTTGCTTCTTTGCGCTGCCAAGTTCAAACAATCAGCAGCTTGTCTGACGCTCGCGACAAAGACGACGTAAGTGACCTGCCTGAAGGGCTTGATTTCATTAACAGCTTGCGTCCAGTGAAGTTCCGTTGGAACAGCCGCGAAGGCATCGGTAGGGATGGAACGTATGAAGCTGGTTTCATCGCTCAAGACTTGCAGTCAGCTCAATCAGCAGCAGACGCTGACTATTTGGGCTTGGTGATGGACGAAAACCCTGACCGCCTTGAGGCTTCGTATGGAAAACTTGTTCCAATGCTTGTCAAGGCAATTCAAGAGTTAAAATCCGAAGTGGAGCAACTTAAAGCAAATGCCTGACGCACCTTCTGCTGAACAGATTGCACAGCACTATTCCGCTGCGATGGACAGCGTGAACCTCATCAACGATTTGATGGGGCAAGACAGCCGCACTGCTGAAGAGCAGGCCACGGTGTCTCGCAACGTTGAGCACCTGGAAATCATGGTCGCCAAAGACTTTTGGACGACTGAGGACATGACTCCTCTAAACGATGCCATCACTGCTGGTTCTTAAGGTTTGCCATGACTGTTCAACCTGGGACATACAACATCACACTGCAGCGTCGGGCTGATTACAGCCTGTTGCTGCAGTTCAAGGACAGCAATGATGCGGTGATTGACCTTACTGGTTACACCGCGTATGCCCAGGCTTGGAACGAAGGGCGCACCACCAAGTACG